AAATGCACACGGCTCTCGAGGAGTACGGCGAGATCGATAAGGAAATGTACGAATATCTGCTTGAGCGCAACGCTCACAAATAAAGGGAGGAACAATTATGGAGTATTTACAAATTATAAGCGTGCCGGCGATAGCTACGATAGTTTACTGGGCGGTGAATCTTATCAAGTACGCGACGAACAACAACGAAAAGTTTAAGAGGTTTATCCCTCTTGTTTCCGCCGGACTCGGCGTAATCCTGAGCGTGATCTGCTACTACGGCATACCCGACATCATAGCCGCGCCCAATGTTTTGATAGCAATCATATCGGGCGGCTCGAGCGGTCTGTCCGCTACCGGCTGCAATCAGATAATCAAGCAGTTTGCAAAGGAAAACGGGGATACGAAAGATGAGGAATAAATTATTGTATGATATGGCAAAAAGCGTGGTTACGATGTTAAGGGCAAAAGGTCTTATTACCGCAGAAGAGGAAGCGGTGATTGACTTGAAAAACAAGCAATCATTTCTTTAATATTTAAGCGGTTTTACCCTGGACTTAAAAAAACAGTTGCGGTATTGTTGTCCCTGCCCAAAAGGCGGGGACAACTTTTTTAACGGAGAACATTCCCTACGCAAGGTTGGGTTGAAGCATAGAAGGAGGACATAATGAAAAAAACGGATGTTGCCGCATACATCAGAGTTTCGACGGCAAGCGACGCTCAAACTCACAGTTACGAGTATCAAGAAAGCTACTGGAGAGACGTTCTGCGGGAAAAGCCCGGGAACAATTTTGTGGGGATATATGCGGATTTGGGTATAAGCGGACGGTCGATGCGTAAAAGACCGCAGTTCACGTCGATGGTGGAAGACTGCAGAAAAGGTTTAATAAAAAAGATATACGTGAAATCGGTAAGCAGGTTTTCCAGGAATACGGTCGAATTGCTTGATATGGTCAGACAGCTTAGAGAAATGAACGTAGCGGTGTACTTTGAACAGGAAAAAATCGATACGCTGAGGTCGACGAGCGACGTTGAACTTACCATAGCCGCGGCGGTCGCCGATGCGGACTTGCAGCGGTACAGCGAAAACCAAAAGTGGTCGATAGCGTATAAATATGCAAACGGCATAATAGCGGTGGGCAATAAAATATACGGATACGAAATGACAAAAGAAAACGACTTAGTGCCAATACCGGAAGAAGCTAAGCGCGTCGAGCAGATATTCGAGCTGTACTTGCAAGGGCTGAGCATAGAAAAGATAGCGGCACAGCTTAACAGCGAAGGAGTTAAGACAGTAAGGGGTTTAAGCAAATGGTCTTCATCAACCATCAATAATATGCTGAGAAACGAAAGGTACATAGGCGATTCGGTACAGCATAAATTCGTCAAACAAAACGGAGTAAGATACCGCAACAAGGGCGGCGCTCTTAAAAAGCAATTATACATAGAAAACAGCCATCAGCCGATAATCGGCAGAGAGACTTTCAATAAGGTTCAAGAAGAACTGAAGAACAGAACAAATCCCAAACTGTTGGGGCACGCGAATGAACTGCACGAATTCACGGGGCTGATAGAATGCGGCGTTTGCGGAAAAAAATTCATACATAAAATAAACAACGCGGGAACGCCGTGGCAAACGGAGTTTTGGAACTGTTCAAAGAAACTTAAAGAAGGCAAAGCGGCTTGCGGAAGCAACGGAATCAAGGACGGCGTGATAAGAGAAAAGTTCGTTGAAGCGTTCAACTGCTTTATAGAAAAAGGATTTGATAACGCCGTAGTGGAAACGGCTAAAAAAGAGAGGGACAGACTGGTGGCAGAAGAATGCCAGCTGAAAACGGTATACGCTAACGGCTATATTCTAAAGACTCACTATGACACCGCGGCGGCCGAGCTGCTTGCCAAAATTAAGGAACAAGAAAAAACAATTCAAAAGTTCAAAATAAAGAACGTAACGGAAAGAGATTACACTCCGGTAACGGAGTACGATCCCGTCAAATTTGATAAGTTCATATCGGGGATATCAATCAAAGATTGGGAAATAACCTTCCGCTTCATAAACGGAGTGGAGATAACAAAGCCGTATACGAACGGACAGCACGGAAATATCAAGGATTGGATTATGAAAAAAGAGGAAATAAAGGAGGACGAATAATGCCCGTATCAGAGGTTGCAAGAAACAGAATAATAAGAGAGTTGCCGGTGATTCCGAAATCGGTTATATATCACGAGAATAATAAACCGGTTGAAGTCGCATATTGCAGAGTATCGACGGAAGAGGACAGCCAGGAAGACAGCTATGACAGACAGATAAGTCACTATACCGATAAAATCACGGCGGATAACAATGTGGAGTTCGGCGGTATATACGCGGACTACGGTATTTCGGGAACGCATTCGGAAACGAGACCGGAGTTCCAAAGAATGCTTGCCGACGCCCGTGAAGGGAAGATAAGCATAATAAGGTGTAAAGCAATACAAAGATTCGGAAGAAACACTGTGGATTTATTAACCGCGGTGAGAGAGCTGAAAGAACTTGGCGTAGCGGTGATATTCGAACAGCAAGGGATAAACACGCTTGAAATGTCAGGCGAAATACTGATTACCATAATGGCGGCAATCAGCGAACAGGAAAGCCGCAATATAAGCAATAACGTCAAGTTCGGCTTCAAAGAAAAGTTCAGACAGGGCGGAGTGCAGGTAAACTGGGCGAGGTGGCTGGGATATCAAAGGAACGAGGAAACGAAAGAGCTGGAGATAATACCCGAAGAGGCGGAAATAGTAAGAAGAATATACCGTGAATTCCTGGCAGGGTATTCCACACATAACATAGCCGAGGGCTTAATGAGGGACGGGATAAGAACCCCCGAATGGAAGAAGCCCAGCGAAAAGCAGATGAAAAAGCTGAAAGAAAAAGAAGATGCGTGGCTAGCCCTTCCGGACGGGGAAAAGCAGAAAAAGCCATTGTGCGTATGGTACGCTAAAACCATAAACAACATACTTACGAATGAAAAATATATGGGCGATTCCATACAAGGCAAAACGTATAAGGTCGATGTGCTAAGTAAAAAAAGGCTGGTCAATAACGGCGAAGCGGCAATGTTCCATAACGAAAACACACACGACGGAATAATAACCCGTGAAACGTTCGGTATGGCGCAGGAGGAAATGGCAAGGCGCAACGGGCTGAGGGGCGCGACAAACACAGGCAGAGCTAAGTTCAGCAGCAAATATCCCTTGAGCAAAATGATAGAGTGCGGAGAAGACGGGCAGCTGTGGAGAAGGTACGCTTATTATCCGAAAGGCGGCGAAGCCGTGCCCGTATGGATATGTCCTCTGAAGAAAACGCCAAAGGGAGACCCGAGAAAATGCAGCCAGCATTGGGTGAGAGAGCAGAGTATAATAGACGCCTATATGGACGGGATAAAAGAGCTTGGCGTCAATGAGGACTTCATAAAAACTTTAACCGGAAATATCGTAACAAGCATAGATGATGACGCGTCCGGCAAATTGGCTTCGTATGAGGAACAAATTGACGGTATATCTCAAAAGATAGTGGAGCTTATGAGAAGCGTAATGCCGCCGGATAAAAAGCAGGAGGAGCTGAAGAGCCTGATGGCAAAGCAGGATAAGCTGGCGGTCGAAAAAGCAAAACTGCAGGAGCAAATGGCATCGCATAACCTCTCGCAGCATAGAGCCGAAATGCTGACGGAGGCAATCGAAAATATGAAGCTGATAACGGAATTCAACGAGCAGAGTTTCAAGGAAACGGTTGAGAAAATAATAATCAAGGACGGGATAGCAAGGTTTATATTCAAATGCGGAATAGAGCTGAGCCGTAAGGTCAACTAAAGGAGAAAAAATGATATACATAACGGGAGACACACACGGCAATCATACGGGGTATAAGCTATACGCCTTTGCAGAAGCGAATCCGCAGCTGACAAGAGCCGATTTTTTGATAATATGCGGTGACTTCGGTTTCATATGGGACAGCAATGACGATGGAGATTTGGATAAGCTTTCAAAGTTCAATTATACGATTCTGTTCGTAGACGGCAACCACGAGAACTTTGACAGGCTGTACCGTTATCCAATTGAGAAGTGGAAAGGCGGAAAGGTTCACCGGATCAGAGATAATATTCTGCACCTTATGCGCGGAGAAGTGTTCAATATTAACGGCAGCGTTGTCTTTGCCTTCGGAGGAGCGGAAAGCACGGATAAAAACAAGCGGATTGAAGGCTTGTCGTGGTGGCCGCAGGAAGTGCCGTCCGATACGGAGTTTGAAAGAGCCAAAGCGAATTTGAAGTCGGCAGGGAACAACGTAGATTACATTATAACGCACGCAATAAACACGGGAAATCTACCGCAGCAAGGGGCAAGAATGCAGGCGACAAAAACAACGGAAATGTTAGAATGGTTCGAACAGAACGTAGAATACGGAGCTTGGTTCTTCGGCCACTATCACCGCGACATAGAGGTCGCAACAAACAAAAGAAATCTATATCACAGCATAGTAGAAATAATATAATATCAGTCCGTCATCAAGAATTTAAGTTCTTGGTGACGGGCTTTTTGTATAATGGAAATATGCAATCGAGCAAGAAAACGAGTAAGATAACGAGCAAGTTAATTACCTGCTTAAGTCTTAAATTTAAATTATTACACTCTCCTTAAGATACGCTTAAAAAGGGACTTATTGACACTTCAAAGGCAAGAAAAGGACTTATTGGAG